GGTTCTGACGCAAAAAAAACAAAGGCGAAATTTGATGCATTGAATATTGGGATAATTGATGGGTTGATTGCAGACGAATGTTTTACATATGATACATTAATTGATACAGACAGAGGTAAATTACAAATTGGTGAAATTGTAGAAAAACAATTAGATGTGAAAATATTATCCTATAATCATAAATTAAAAAAAATTGAAAGAAAATCAATTAGTAGGCATTTATATAATGGATATAAAGATGTGATTAGAGTTAAATTTAGCGATGGAAATGTTATTGAATGTACACCAGAACATAAATTTTATTCGATAACAGAAGATAAATATAAACCTATAAAAGATTTTAAAAACGGGAAAAAAATTGTTAAGAAAAAAAACCAAAATAGTTATTCGGAATTGCAAACAGTGCAACAAGAAATTTCAAACAAAAGAACATACAACAAAAAAATGTTGTTCAGTAAGTTGTTCGATGAAATTGAGGTGGAAAGTATTGAGGTTTTGGAATCAGGAAATAGACGAAAATTTGCAAGGGGTGGTGAACAAAATAAAAAAGTATATGATTTAGAAGTTGTAGATAATCACAATTATTTTGCTAATGGAGTTTTAGTGAGTAATTGTCACGCAATTAAAAATACAAATTCAAACACATATAAGAATTTTAAAAGATTGTTTAAAGATATACAATATAAGGTATTTTTGTCTGGTACACCAGCACCTAATAGGGTTCATGAACTATATACTGTATTGAACCAAGTTTCACCATTAGAATTTGCAACTAAAAAGTTCTTTTATGAATATTACTGTGGATTAAAATATAACCCTAATTCACAATTTGGGGGTGGGTGGATGCGTGAACCAACAATGGCAAGATTAGAAGAATTATTTTATAAAATTGCACCATATACATATAGAAAGCGTAAAGAAGAAGTTCTTACTGATTTACCCGATAAGATTTATCAGAAAATTATGCTTGAATTAAATCAAATTCAAGATATTCAATATGAAGAAATTGAACGTGGTGTTGCTAATGAAATATTTTCTGCCGAAAAACTATCTGGTGCAAATGCATTGACGATAATGCTTAGATTACGTCAATATACTTCTATGATTAAACTTGATTACATTAAAGAATTGATAGATCAGGTGTTAGATGAAAATGAGAAAGTGATTATTGTGGATATGTTTAAAGAAATTTTAGGTGAAATACATAAAATGTATCCTGACATATCAGCATTACATACTGGTGATCAATCAGTAGAAGAACGAGCAGAATTGGTTAAAGAATTTCAAAACCCTAATGGTAAAATTAAAATATTTTTAGCATCAATACAAACGGCAAATTATGGATTAACACTTACGGCAGCATCTAAAATGTTCATAATAACACTGCCGTTTTCTGTGGGACAATATGATCAAGTTTCTGATAGATGTATACTTAAAGGTGAGTTAGTGTTAACTAAAAATGGATATATACCAATTGAAAATGTTAATTGTGGTGATTTAGTTTACACACATAAAGGTAATTGGAAAAAAGTTTTTAATAAAAAAAATAAAATAGAGAGAGAGAAACCTTTTTATGATATTAAATATAAGGGGTTTTATAAACCATTAAGATGTACTGATGATCATAAAATATATGTTTATGATGAAAGGGAAATGACATATAAATGGGTTATGGCTAAAGATTTAGAATTATTCAACCATAAAATGGTTCTTACTAAACCGAATCTTTCAAATTATAATAGTAAATTTGAAATAAAAAAATATGAACCTAAAAAAACACCACACAATTTAATTCGTATTAATTATGATGTTAAATTGAGCAATGATTTATTATATGCTATGGGTAGGTTTGTTGGTGATGGTTGGGTTAATGAAAATGATGTTGTTATTTGTGGTCATATTAAAGAATATGAAATAGTAAAAAAAAGTCTCAATACAATTAGGGGTGTTTTTGGTGTTGATGGTTATGGAGAAAGAATTGAACCAGATGATAATCGTTGTAGTTGTTATACATATTCTAAAGAACTAACAATTAATTTTGAAAGGTGGTTTGGTAAAAGAGCAGAAAATAAAAAAATTCCAGAATTTATATTTCATTTAGAACCAGAAAAAATCAAATCATTTTTACGTGGATACTATGATGCTGATGGATATAAAAGAAAAAATACACAACAAGCATCTACAGTATCTAAATACTTATCATATCAACTAATTCTTTTAGAAAATATGTTAGGAAACACATCAACTATAAGATATAATGAGTTTGCAAATTGTTGGTCGTTTGAATATTCATTAAATGATAAAATTAAGAGAAATAAATTAATTAAAAATGATAACGGAAATGTTTTATATCCAATTCAAGAGATTAGAATTTATAAACCTAAAAGAAACGATGAAAAAGTATATGATTTAGAAATTGAGGATGATTCGTCATTTGTTGTTGGATTATCGAGTGTACATAATTGCCACCGAATCGGCCAGAAGGATACTGTATGGATATATCCATTAATATTTAAAGGAACTATTGATGAATATGTTTTTTCTGTAATTGAAGATAAAAGAGCAGAAATTATGAAAGGTATTGATAATATTGATTATGAATCGAATGTTTCAGAATCAGTAATTAAAGATGTGATTGAAAAACTTAGAAAGAAATATGGCAACTAAATATGAAAATGGTGAAAATGTTTTAATGGATATTTTGTTGGCCGTTATCAGCCTAAAAGACAGATTAAGTGATAGAGAAACCAATGAATTTATATTTAATAACGTGGAAAAAGCAGTATTATATGAAGTAGAAAATAAAAAAGATATAAAATACTTGAATTTTGAAATTATTTTTGATAATTTTGGGGATTGTTTAGAAGTTAAGGCAAATAATATAGTTACAGCACTCTGGTTTATAAATGAATGGCCATATGATCCAGAATATATAATGAAAGCAAAAAAATATTTAACAGATACTGGCTATTACAGATTTGATGGCAGAACAAAAAAATTAATTTTTTATGAGAAAACCTAAAGATTTATTCATCAACAAAAACAAAAAAGTACTTTTATTTTTTACTGGTGGGTTGGATTCTACATATTTATTGTGGAAAAATTTAGAAATGGGAAATAGTGTATGGCCCGTTTATGTTGAAATTGAGAATAATACTAATAAAACTCAAATAGAACAACAACAAACAAAATATATTTGGAGTTTATTGAAAGATAAATATCCTGATCAACTAAAAGAAATTGACTTTCTAAATAAAATTAAAATATCTGGTGGTGGTACTGTTTCATTACCACAAGCACCTTTATGGATTCTTTTTGCACTTTATGCTCAAGATGTTGAAATGCATGATGAAGTACAAATAGGATATGTTCAGGATGATGCAGTAACTGCTTCATATTTGAAAGATATGGAAAAAATGTATTATTCTTTTTTACCACTGACAAATGGATTAGTAGATTTAGTGTTTCCGCTTAGAAAAAAAGCGAAATATCACATGATAAAGGAATTGCCAGAAGATATTTTTAATGCAATAATTATATGTGAAGACCCCGAAATTAAACCATATAAAATATCAAATGCATTTGAATATAATTGGAATAAAGAAGATTATAGATTTTGGAAACCATGTGGATATTGTGATAAATGTAAAAAAATAAAACAACTATCATCATACTGTAAAATCATATATTACACAAAAAGATGAAGATGATAGTAAACCAATAAAAACGACTATGATAACGATAGAATCAAAACATAACGAAATAGAGCAAGAAAAATATGGGCAAACATATAGATAGAGGACAAATAATTAAAGAAATATCGAAATTTCTTGAAGGCGGTAATAACGATAAAAAATATGTAGTAAATGTCGAAACTTCATATGATTCAAACATTGCTAATTGTGTTATACATGCGCCTACAGGTCATACTATTGAAGAAATAGAATTTACACCATTCATATATATTAAAGACCTTAAAGCAAATAATGTTCATCTCTATAATGATAATAGAGAGGATCAGTTATTTAAAATGAGGTTTTATGGTATCGAATTTACTCGTGCAGAAACGGGTAATCATCCTAGATTGAAAAATGGTTTTTGTTGGAAAGTAACTTCGACTAAATCATCAGAAGCAATTTATAAATTTTTTGATGAAGGTGGTTTAAATTTAAGAGAAAAGGAGAAAGATCAAGATGGTAAGGTAATTTATGATGAAATAAATGGTTATAAACAAGCAAGATATAAATATAAAGATTTTTTCTTTAAAGTAAGTACAAACGAACAGTTTTTTATATCTACGGGAATACGATTATTTAAGGGAATGTCGAAATATAATGAAGTTCATAAATTAACATTCGATATTGAAACAACTGGTTTGCGTTATGAACATGCCAGAGTATTTGCAATAGGTATTAAAGATAATAAAGGGTTTGAAAGAAATTTATTTGTAAAAAAAGAAAATGATGATGAATCAGAAAAAAGACTAATTAGGGATTTTTTTAATACAATAAATTATATTAAACCAGCAATCATAACTGGTTATAATTCAGAAGATTTTGACTTTGATTTTCTATTTGGTAGAGCAAACATATTAGGGTTAGATATTGAGAATTCATTACCTATTGAGCTAATTAAAGGTAAAAGAAAATTATGGAATAAATTAAGAAGGCCAAATACATCATTAAAGGTTGGGGGTGAAACTGAAAAATATACTTCAACAAACATGTGGGGATATACTATAATTGACACTCACCATTCTGTTAAAAGAGCAAAAGCAATTAATAGCGACATTAAAAAAACTAAATTGAAATATATCGCTAAATTTGCAAAGGTGGCTAAGAAAAACAGGGTATATGTTGATGGTGATATTATTGGTAAAAAATATTTAGAAAATAAAATACACATAATAAATCCAGAGAATAATAAATATATTGAATTGCCAGAGCAATTTCAAACTACTGGCGGGTATATGTACAAACTTATTCAATTAAAAGAAAACGATAAAGTTACTGATGCTCAATATGACATAGGTAAGAAACAAATATTATCGGCAGATCCTGAATTTATTGGCTTTCTTATGGAGGAAGCAAGTAAATATGGTAAATATAAATTTACTACAGGTAAAAAAATTGTAGATCAATATTTGTTAGATGACATACAAGAAACAGAAGATGTCGATAACATTTATAATCAAGCATCGTTTTTATTGGGTAAAATTGTACCTACAAATTATCATAGAATATGTACTATGGGTAGTGCTTCTATTTGGAACTTACTTATGGTTACGTGGAGTTTTGAAAATAATTTAGCAATCCCTGTACATGATAATAATCCAGGGTTTTCAGGTGGTTTATCAAGATGTTTTATCAAGGGGTTTGAAGAAGATGTTACAAAAATTGACTTTGCATCGCTATATCCAATGCTTCAATTGTGGTTAGACATTTTCCCTAAATTTGATATTATGGGTGTTATTAAAAAGATGTTGATTTATATGACAACAACTCGTAACATCTATAAAAAATCAGCAAATAGCGATGATTTATCTACAGAAGAACTTGATTTATTATATGCTCTTGGTGATGTTGAAACATATGAAAAATATAAGAACGGTACACTCACTAAAGATGATAGAAAAGAATTCAAAATTAAACAAGCACCCATTAAGATTTTGAATAACGCATTGTTTGGTGCGTTAGGGTCAGGTGTTGCATTTAACTGGTCGGATAGTATTTGTGCTGCTCGTATTACGTGTAGTGGTCGGTTATCATTAAGACAGGCAATTATGTGGTTTTTTAAGAGATATAAATTTAAACCATTACTTGCAGTTACTGATGGTATTAACTTTAAGTATCCGAGATTTACTACTTCTTGTTTTGATAATAATAAAGAATGGGAATCAAATAAAGAATTACCCATTAAAGAAGCTTGGAAATATGGTGATAAGGTTGGTTTATCAGCAGTTATAGAGAAATTCAATGAAGAAATTATGACTTCTGAATTTATGTCTGTTGATAACGACGGTGAATTTGTATCATGTTATAATTTAAAGCGTATTAATTATGCTCTATTGGAAAATAGTGAAGATGATGAAGGAAATCTTTATCATAAAGTAAAAGTAGTAGGAAATACTATTAAATCATCTACATTGCCTGAATATATTGAAGATTTTATTGATAAAGGATTATTAATGATACTTGAAGGTAGAGGTGAAGATTTTGTCAATTTTTATTATGATTATGCAGAGAAAATTTTTTATAAAGAAATACCTTTAAAGAAAATAGCATCGAAATCTAAAATGAAAGTTACTATTAAACAATATTTGAATCGAGGTGCAGATAAAAATGGTAAGTTAAAATCACGTCAGGCTCATATGGAATTGGTAATTCGTCAACGTGTTGAACTCGCAAGAGAATTATTCTATAAGCATTTTGATAAATTAGATCGTAAAGATACTGACAAACCAAAGGAAGATTATACT